TGGACGATTATCCTGATCTCCATTTTCCTTTCTGCTGCCGATTTTGTTTACTTTTACGCATTAAGTTACGACGATTCGATGATTTCTATTGTTTCGATGGTTCGTCGGGGAAGTGTGGTTGTTTCTTTCACTTTCGGTGCGCTTTTCTTCCGTGAAAAGAATTTAAAAAGCAAAGCGATTGACCTTATACTGGTGTTAATCGGAATGATATTCTTATATTTGGGAAGTAAAAACTAAGAAAATCCCTTTGTAGGCTTCTGTAACGCTGTAGAACGATTTTATATCACTATTTTAATAGTTAAATATTTAATTTGGTAGCGTATTTCTCTACCAAAATACTATCTTTGTTTTACAAATGATTTACGAAAATAGAGATAGCTATGGCAACAGTTTCTTGGGTAGTTTTTAAGCATCATAAAAAATCGGACAATACGTATAATCCGAAAATTAGGATATCTCACAATCGAACTTCATCGTATATATCAACTTCTATATATACAGAACTGGTCAGATTCAAGAAAAATTCCGCATCGGGCACAATAACTTCTGAAAAAATAAAGGAAGAACTAGACGGATTGGTTAGAGAATACCGTCAAATAATAAATGAAAATCAAGATGTAGTTAGTGAGTGCGAAACTTCCAAGGATATAGTCGCAATGATCGAAAGGAGGAAGCAGAGGAAGGAAATAGATTTTATTGAATTTGCTAGAATGTTTATTGAGAAAACGCCAAACGAAGGAACAAAAACAGTCAAGACGACTGGCATTAATTCCCTTTGCCATTTTCTTAATCATAAAAATGGTAATGAAAAGCTTCTGATAAAGGATTTAACGTCACGTTTTCTGCGTGAATATGAGGCATGGTTGAGACAGGAAAGGTATATAACCGTTAGGCAAAATAAAACGGCAAAACAAGCGTATAAGACAATAAAGAAACCTGCTTTAAATGATACTGGGGTACATTCCTATATGGGAATCATTCAATCAGTGTTTAATGCCGCTTTGCTTCATTTTAATGATTATGAAAAAGGGGATATCATTATTACTAATGATCCGTTCAAAGTATATACTATCCCATCAGTCTTGGAAGCAAAGAAAAGAGCGGTAGATGTTGATATAATCAGAAAGTTATATAACTATTCCCCAGTCAACAAGAGAAAAAGAACTACCATGTTTACCCGTGATATCTATATCTTGTCTTTTTTGCTAGCAGGAATGAATGCGGTTGATATGCTTAATTGTCGAATGGTGAACGGGAGGATAGAGTATAAACGTCAAAAGACAAAAGATAGAAGAAAGGACAACGCTTTCATCTCTGTGTATATCCATCCATTGGCACTTCCGATTATTAACAAATATCGTGATCCATCCGGACAGCATTTGTTTGATTTTTATAAAAGATATAGCAATGTGAGAAACTTAACCAAAGGAATACACCGGGGGATGAGGTCTTTGTGCGAGGAGATTGGGATAGATTATATTCAATTCTATTCAGCCCGTCATTCTTTTGCTACCATTGCCCGTAACGAATGTAATATAAGTAAAGACGATATTTCTTTGTGTCTGAACCATTCTTCAGGAAAGACGGTAACGGATACCTATATAAAACAAGACTTTTCGAGAATAGACAAGGTTATAAATAAGGTGGTTGATTATGTGTTTAATAATAACGTGTATTAATTTAGTTTGAATAATCAAACTATTTTTGTACATTTGCGTTGTCAATACTTGGAATATGGGCAATTGGAGTGAAAAACAAGAAATAAAGAAAGAACGGAAAGAAAAAGATAATACTAGGCGGGAGAAGCTTGCTGGGTATTTCTTTGACTTGTCTAAACTTGTGTTTGCCGCTCTTGTATTGGGTGGTATAACTCCATTGTTTACTAATGTTTCAAATGAAATAAATTGGCCTACAATTGTATTGGGAATTTTTTCTACTTACATTTTTGCCAATTTTGCTAATAGAATTTTAAAATGAAAGTAATATGGATGCATTAACAATGATTTTTTTAATGACTAGTGTCATAGGTTCTGCGCTAGTTATTTGGTCACATACCAAAAGTGGCAAAAAGTGGCTAAAGGACTTATAAATATACAAATAAGGCGTGATCTTTTTTTGAGGGGTCACGCCTTACTCTGCAAATAGACAATTAAATTCGTCTCGTTTTCTTAAGTATGCCTTTATTAAAAGATTTAAGGTTAAAACTATCATCCGTCCTTTCCCCAGAACAGACAATCAGTTTCATCTTTTCTAATGGTTCTTTTAATACAACTTCCTTAATCACTTCATTCTGCCTTTTCATAACAGATAGTACATTCTCAAACTCTCCAAACAAAGGGTCGTCCATATTTTAGATATTTAGGTCATTTGAGAACAAAGGATATGTTATATTTGTTTACGCTGTCATACCATCTTTCTTGTTTTCTATACTGTTTTTCGGTTTGCTCTGTATCTTTTTGATATATTCTGTTAGGTTTTCTATTGTTTTTTGCTGTTCATTTATAACATCCAACATGTGTCTTATCTGTTTTGTGTTGTCTATTTGTGTTACTTGTGAATGTTCGTTAATGTTTTGGGGAGTTTGCTCTTCTTTGAACATAGCCCCGTTGCCGGTGAGAATATAGTCACAGCTTACAATAGGATAAGTTGAACAGATATGACTAACCACATCTATTTGTACCTCATTCCTGCCGTTTTTGGCATTTGATAATTTTTGTTTAGTTGTAATGTTTGGAATTTCTGCTGCCAAAGAAGTAATTGAAATTCCTAATTCTTTTAATACGTCAAAAAAACGACTAGTAATTGTATCCATAATAATTATAAAATATTTGCAGTACAGAATTTATGTACTATCTTTGCATCGTAACAAGTTGCAGATGTTACAGAGACAAAGTGGTTAAACTTCCTCAATTAGAGGTTTAATATATGGTATCCGTAGTAGCTGCAACCTATTGCGGATATTTTTATTTTCAATTAATAACAAACGTATAGCAGCAATGAAATCAAAATTGAAGCGGAAGATAAATAGAATAGCCACTCACATAAGGAGAAGATTGATAGCCTATCGATGGCTAAATGGCCATTATAAATTATGCTATCTATTTGTCCCTTCCGAATTTTGTTTAAAATCCGGTTGCAGGTATCTATCCTCTCATAAAGGCAAATACAACCGAAGAAAATGGATAGTAGAGTTGATATTGCTGCGGCACGAAGATACATCTCTGTGCGAATCGTGTCCGATGAGAGGCCGAAGAGAACCGCCCCAAATGCCGCCTGTACAGTCACCAAAGAGCGAATAAATTTGTATTTCTCTAGCTCTAATTCTTTACTTGTTTCTGTAATCATAAAAATATTAGCTATGTTAATTTTGTATCACAAATAGTATAAGAGGCGGCGTTTCCGCCACCCCTTTGGGTATTAACCTTTGCGAACACGTATCGCCGTTCTAACAGTAGTGCGCACTTGGGTTCTTACCCTTACAGTAACCTTTGCCATAATGCATGATTATTTAAGTTAGTACTTGGATAATCTCGGCCTTATCCTTCAGGCGGTTTCTTTAAGTATGGGAAAAGAATACCGGGAAAAGGTTACATTTTTTAGTTTATAAAATAAAATCAAAGAACTATGGATGAAAAAGAACTCCGATTGAAATGTTTAGAATTTGCTATTAAATATAGCTCCTCCTATAATTTTCCTGTTTACCAAATGATGGAAGCAGAAATGCTATATAATTACATCTCTAATGGTACATTGCCAACCATAGGACGTGAATCCGCTCAAATCGAAATAAAGAAATTACTCAATGCCGCCCTTGATGAACTTATAAAGGAAAGACAAAATTGTAACCAATCCACCAATAGCGGAAATCCCGATCCCGATTGCTTGGAGACGCCTAAGCCGTTTATTGATCGTCTTCTCTCTAAGCTCCGAAGGGAATAGTCTATTTTTAAGTGCTTCTATTCCTTTTTCTGTTACACAATCGTATCTTAATTCTGCTGAATGTAGAGAATATGGTTGTCCAAGTTTGTCTACGCCCATTTCAGTATTAGCAACTTTCATTAAATCTATAGACTTCATCCTATCAACAATAACCCTTTCATAAAGAATATTATCAGGGTATTTATCCGATAACTTTTTCTCTAATTTCTTAAACCTCCTTCCTTTGTTTTTTATATGGTTAAGCAGAACAAGATTGGTTCTGTCATTAATATTATCTATCTCTTTATAATCCATGCTGAATACTTAATAGTTAAATAATGTTTTGCTATACATATTTTCTGTACTTTCTTTTGTTGTACAGAAAATATGTACTATATTTGCAATACCAAATCAAATTAATACAAATAAAAGGATAAAATTTGATAGAAACAATAGTAATAACTAAAAAGAGATTAAGATGAACGCATTCAGTTTTTTAAAAGATGGTAAATTCAATAACAGTGAGATAATGAAACACGCTCATGTTTTGAAAGCGTATCGTCGTATCTCTTTGAGTGAAGCTTTGAAAAAGGCTTGGTTTCTGGCAAAGAGACAGCAGAAAGAATACAGAGAGATTGAAGAGGAAAAGAAATCTTTCAAGCCGGTATTCAATGCAAGCAAGGGAAATGTATTGAAAGCATTCTTTGCCGGAAATCATGCAGATTATGTAAATCGTGATAGTTCATGGAGATAAGATATAACCCGTAAAAAGGTAGTCTGATAATCCGACATAAAGCACCTACGACAATCAGCGCTGTGAGTAAGGGAAACCAGTCGGACGGGGAATAAAAGCTTGCGTAGACGTAGAGAATATTCTACGCAAGTACAATTGGTTAGTTCTTTGACAAGTCTGTGAAGCGTAAATACAGCTAAAAATATAACCTGTATTTATGAACGTGCAACGAAGCACTAAAAATAGGAGACACCGTTTTACGGTGGGCGTGCTACGATTGGGTAGAAAGCTTTATGAATATTATATAGTCCGAAAAATCGTCTTTATCAGTAAGAAAACGGGGTTAGGCGTCCGTACGCTGATTACAATATAGCCCTACTGACGGATTGAACGGCAGC